CCGAACCCGCTTTGAAGAACATGTCGAGCAAGCTGCTGAGGGTCAATAACTTGACCCACCAGCGGAGCAACAGCATTTAACAAACTGATTGCCTGCTGCTTACGAACAGTGTCATTCATCGGCTGAGTAGACCCAGCCTCAACAGTGAAATCGTATTCACCCGTAATGTCCTCACGGCTATACGGAATCCAGAGGTCAGCGCCGTCAGCTTTAGTCATCCGAGCGACCTGCTCACCAGTCATAAACTGTTGCAACAACTGAACAACTCGACGAGCTACATGGCTAATACCAATCTCGACAATCGCTAACTTGTCCGCAGCTCGCGCATTTTGTGCATCCGCAATAATTGACGCCTCAGTTGCCGTGCGTCGAGTCTCAGGAAGACCGCCTTGTGCGTACTCGCTAACACCTGAAACCTGATTAATGTCAGCCGAAATAATGTTCGAGTACGAATAGATCTCAGGGCTAACAGGAACCTGCGGCATAGGTTGAACAACGTCCTGCAACGGTCTGTTCTCATCGACCACAGGAACCATGCGTCCATCATCTTCAGATTCAAGAGCTTCACGTCCCGCACCATCAAACGACCGTTCGAAATACAAGTATTTACGTGCGTAACGTTTCCTGTCGTTCATCAACTGAGTACGAGTCTTATCAAGCTCTAATTGCATCGACTCGATGGACTCCAGATCACCCATCGGCATGAACTGATCAGGCACGTCATAGTTACGCAACATGACAAACGGCACACCAGATGCGTACGGCATTGGCATTGGGTCTACGAGATAGCCTTCACTGTTCTGCGCAAACACACACAACGTGTTGTTCTTAATGTCGTAGTACTCCCAAACAGTGCAAAGCTCTTCGGTCATCGTGTAGTCGTTAGCTTCTTCTCTCTGAGGAGGAGCATCCGAGTAAACGCTGTTAGTTCCAGAATCAGGAGCAACCGTTTTACGAGTTGACGGCTTATAACGCTTGTCGTCTTGAACATCAGACAACGGACGAATAATGCGTTGAGCCATCCAGCTAGCGTCATCCATGCACGTAGCTTCAGGATCAACAAAAATGTCGAACGGAGAAATCCGTTCCACGAACGGCTGGTCCTCGACGACAGCCATGTCAGTCGTAGGAATCATCGACGCAATATCTTCATCAGAAGGCAGATCAGCAGCAAGTTCTGGTGCTTCAGCAGCAAACATGTCTGCTTCCATCATCTGACGTTCAGCCATTTCGAAACGTTCAGTTTCACTCAACGCAACTTCGACTTCTTTGAACGCCCAACCAACTTTGAGCCAGCCATGACCAATGATCAAAAAGTCTTTAACCGCACGCCGAAACGGTGTACGGAAATCATGGTGACGCCACAAATGGTTAGTAACAGCCTCAACGAAAGCGGCACGATCTTCGTTGTCTGGGCTGTTAGCACGAACCAAAACCTTCGGATGATTCACCGAAACTGACGGCGCAACCACATTGATAAGCGAGAACGCCATGTTCACAACAATCAAATCCTGATTGTTCATCGAACCTTTAGGCCAATGCTTCCCTCTGTAAAGATCAATCATCCGACGCCAAGTGTCGTCGTAGCCTTGATCGGAACGCCAGCGACGAGTGCGAGCAAGCCGCTGCTTATATGTTTTCAGCTTGTCGGCCTTACTCACTCTCGCCATCAGAACGTCGCTTTCTCAGGAAGTTTCTCGATGTTTCGACCCTGCGACTTAGCTTCAGCAAAAACCTTTGCCTCGCGTTCACGCTTCGTAAGCCCCCGCTCATCAGGAGGCAAAGTTGAATCGAATCCATTGCCTTGGTTGACGCTGATCGACTTCAGTCGAATACGTCGCTCGTAAAGTTCTTGGAGTTCGAGAAGAGGAACTTGACCACGCCGCTTTAGGACGTACTCGGTGAACTCCTCAAAAGTCGCCCCATCGGGTAGGACGGCCATGATTATGCGTCAGAGCCACCGAGATTCGGTTGTTTCGCAACGTGCTCAACTTCGCCAGTCGTTCCATGCTGGTTTTTTGGAGTCATCCGTGGCGAGGTTTCCCCATAACCACCTGTCTGATTCGCATACTTGCCTGCATCCATACGCTGTGTAGGACTTTGTGCTCCGCCTGGGCTCCAAACTGGATTAGCGCTAACGCTGCCACCACGTTCCATAACATTGTTCTTACCTTGGTTCGCACCGTCCACCGAGCGACTTGCTGATGTGTGTGCCACATTTCGTGCCATTTAGATCTCCTGAAAACAGAGGTTCAATGAGTGGTTTCAGGGTGTCCCACGAACCGTGTGTTGCCCAATAGTGAACCCATCCCCAACCGTCGGTTTCTGCACCATTTCCGCAAACCAATCCAACGTCCAATACTGAGGTTTGTTATCTGGCGCATACTCAGGCGCATACGCAAACTTGCGCATCTGATTCGCCAACGCCAAAGCAATAACACGATCATCGAACGGTGAACCGTTCATAGAGCCACGTTCGTTACGCACAAACGTACGCAACTCCGCAATCGTGTTTTTGTCTCTGATAACTAGCTCGTCATTTCGCAACGCACTAGAGAGGTCGTCGATGAGCAATGGCTTGGAAGTTCGGGTGGTCTTCCACCCGTACTCCTGAGACATCCTGTTCGACACAGAGTTCAACGACCTACGCCGATACAAACGTGGATACCCCAAATGGCGAAGCTCTGTGATCGTTGTCAATCCGTGGTTGTTGGATTCAACGCAGCACAATGCTGAGTTGAACCACAAACCCACCGAATACACCTCTTCAGCAAGCAAATCAGGAGCAATGTGACCATGCCAAATAGCCACTTGTTCCCCAGTATTAACATCAAGCACCTGAATAACCGAATAGTCACCATGCGCAAGCCCCTCCGCAGTATCAACGCCCATCACATACGCATGATCCAGTTCGGGTGCAGTCCATTGCGTATACATCAGGAAGCCTTCTTAAATTCAATGGCGTTGCCTCGACGGTCGAGGTAACCCTCGACTCCTCGACGGCATTCGCGCTCCAGTTCTTCGAGTACATCAAGATCAAACACAGCTTGCCCAGACTTAATGAACGCTTCTTCTGGAGTTGTCGGATATTCCTGCGCCAACTGCCACGGCTGCATCGACCGTTTCTTCTCTTCGTACCATGCGTCGCCACGATCCTGATCCCCCGCAGACCAAGGAAAAAACATGGGCGAAAACTTGTTCGCACCTGTACTCGCACCAACCCACAGTTCGTGAAAGAAATTTCCCGAACCGCGAGCTGTACTCAAACCGATAATGCGACCCCCAACGTCAGCGACAGGCTCTATCGACGCCCAAGCCTCTTCAGCGTTGGGCAGAAATGCCCACTCATCCACAACCACAAGCGTGGCTGACTCACCTCGGGCTGGATCGGCGGCGCTAGGCATTGAAGTAATCGTTGAACCATTATCGAATTGCATCCTTTGTTGATGATCCGCAAGTGATTTCGGGCCTCTTTCCGTCATCCACCGCGGAAGATGCTGGAACCCATATTTCGTCTTCTTCAAAAGCAAGACGGCTTCCCTCTCAGTACGAGAAAGATCAATAATGTTTTGGTCAGGCGTAAAAAACGCCAACCAAAACTGGTGCGCAGCCACCAACGTCGTCCACCCAATCTGACGAGCCTTCAACGTCAACGAATAACGATTCAAACGCCACTCATTCAACGCATGGGACTGCGCTTCCCTTAAATCGAAAAGAATTTTTCCGTGAGCAGGATGCTGAATGTGCCAATAATTCCGCAAAAAATATGCTTCATCAGCAACACAGCGACGCCATTCAACTTCCTGCTTAATTTCGGCAAGGCGACTCATGTATAAACATCCTTATTGGCATTACCCGCAAGCATTAACAACCCACGAACTCAACTACTTGCGGGAGGTGGCCCACCAACACCTCCAAGCAACAATGCCAGGAATACATCTGGGCGAAGACGCCCAAAAACGTTCATCAGAAATAGCGTGGTGTACCGACGAACGCACCCTCCAAATAGCTACGTCACTGATTTACGAAGCCAACAGAAACGCAGGATGGTGGCTCGACATCTCCTACCCCGAACAAGTACAAGTCACCCAATACTTCCAAGGCGGACACTACGACACACACCGTGACAGCCAAGTTGATCACCACGCCAAACGACGATTCGTGAACAACCCAGAGTTCCCGCTCCCCCTCGACGAAACAGACCAACCACAAATGGTTGGACTCGTCAGAAAACTTTCCCTAACACTGAATCTTTCCCACAACCACGAATACCAAGGCGGAGAACTCCAACTCGAAATAGACGGCGAATCCCATGTCATAACAGGACTCGCAGGATCAGCAACCGTGTTCCCATCATGGACCCAGCATTGCGTCTGCCCCGTCACAAGCGGGGAAAGACGCAGCATGGTGCTATGGGTTTCAGGCCCACCAATCCGCTAACAACCCAAATCCTTTCGCAACCCCTCCCAAACAGACCATTGAGCTTCAGTCCACGTATGTTCAATAGTGTTATAAAGCTGCGAACATTGCGGCCCGTACCCTGGAACAAGATCCGTGCGCACCGAAGGTGCAGGCTCATCACCGCTAGGCCACAGCATTACAAGAGCACTAATAAGACCAGCAACAGCCACGCCAGCAGCCGCAACGCTCTTCGTGATCTTTTTAACGGCTTCGGCCCAAACATCAGTTCGTTCAGCGACATCCTCGATCGACATCCAATCCCCCTACTGACACGAATCGCACACCTCGTATCCATCGACAGTGCATTCGAAAACTTCATCATCATCAAACGGGTCAGTAAGCAGCTCAGGCCGCTCACCCATTTCTTCTAACTGCATCCACATTCCATCGTCACGCAAATCCTGAATCTCAGTCATCGCTTCCTCGGTTTAGAAGAACGCACCTTTTTCGCTGAAGACTTCGCAGCCTTACTTCTCCCTTTAGCCGAATACCCGTATTTCTTAGGCAACTTCCCCACCTTTCAAACCAGCCAACATTTCCTCCAACTCAGACGCCAACTCAGCATCAGACAACGCAGACGCATCCGCCTTATCAACAATCACCCGCTTCGTAGGCACCAAAGCCTGGACGTACTGGAGATATAAAGAAGCAGCTTTCATGTCCCCCTGAACCGCCTGAGCGTGAACAGCGTCCACCACACCCTGAATCCGCTCAACATGAATATTTAATTCAGCCGCACGAGACTCCCACTCCTTACGAAAACGAGGATCACGCTTCCAACGACGCACAGAATCCTCATGCACACCATTCTCAGCAGCCCAATCCTTCTGCAAACGAGGCTGACGCTCAGGACCCAACAACAACCAATCCAAAAACTTGGACCACTGCTGCGGCATAACCTTCTCCCCACTATCAGGATCAGTCATCCAACCCCGACCACCACCGTTTTGCGGCATCGCAACTCCAATCTCCAAACAAGAGCCGCAGGCGTCCCATCACAGCGTCATCGCTGCGTGGGACACCTCTCACGTTGTAAACAACGACAGCACCGCGATCGCGATCGCGAAACGATTACAAGTACAGTTTCGCAGCGAACAAAAAGCTTAGGTTGCGAACCCTTTAGGTTCGCCACCTTAAAAAAAGAGATCACGCGATCGCGATCGCGATCGCGGTAAAAAACGTGACATTTCGCGACAGCGCCCCAAAAACAAAAACCCACGATTCGTCCCTTGCTATCTATACATATT